GCTTCATTCCAATCAGGCAATCTTCGTTGTATAAGTTGATTCTCATAATAATACGTTTTATCCTTTGATAAATAGTTCCCATCCGGCCTGTACGTCGAGCATCTTGGCATCAACGCCGTTCTCCACAAACGACATCGCCGCCACAATGGGCACCATCACATCCCGGTTTGTCGTGGTGATTCGACTGTCGGCTGGTACGCCCGATCTCTCCGCCACGGTACGGACATAGGTGTCCGTGTGGTTTTCATTCGACGGCGCCCAGCGGCCGATCATCTTGCGTATCGTGTCCAGACCGTAATTGCGCTGGTAATTGTTCAGCAGTTTGAAGGCGGCACGGTAGCCGTAAGCTATCGTTCTGAACTGTGCGAAACGGCTGTCGCCGGACGGCACTATCTCGCCCTGCCAGGGGTTGCCGCCTTTGGTCTTTTCGATATTGAGCGGATTATTGTTTCTAAGTCCTCGTGGTGTTGTCATATCTCAATCTATTTTATTTAAGTCATTAGGTTTACGATTCACAGGCTTCGTTTTTCCCGAATGGCGGTTGCCGCTTGTCGCATCCGACGACTTTGCATTTGAATATTGACAGCGCGGTATTGGCAGACGATAGCTTGTCATTACGTTTACGCAGCTCGGAATTCTCCTTGTAAAGTTCATCGATCTTGCGATCTTTGTTATCCAAAGAGGCCTTCAATTCGTCACACCGGAGTTTCCTGTCATTAGCTACTCCCTGCCATTCCTCGATAATGGATTTCTCGTTGTCGATCTGCTTGGCTCGTCGATTCTCTTTGTAGTAAAGAAGCGATAATGCTCCGCCGCCAGTTAGTAGCGCTCCGCCCAATGAAATGATGATCGTAGTCCAATCCATGAATACTATGGTAAAAGTGTGGAATATTAAGAGTTCTTGCAGATTGCATTACTTGTCCGGATACCTCTCCCTGATCTCAGCCTTCTTGGCCAGGTACAGCGCTTTCTGCTCGTCGGCTTCGAGTATCTTGCCCTCGGCCAGATAGCCCTCGTAGGCCATCAGGTATTGGTCCGCCTCGGCGCGGTAGGCGGCCTCTCGGAGTTGTTCGGGATTCGCCATCAGCTCCGGTTCGGGCGCGTACTCCTCCCAGCCGACCCGAATGCGGTCATCTTCCTCTGTGTAGACCTCCCGGTAATGCTTCGGCGGATCGGATGGTTCAGGTTGCTCGTCGAAGATCACCTCTTTGTATCCAAGCGGGATCAGTTTGTCCGGACGCGGGTTGCAGACCAGCCCGTCGGCGGTCCTGATTGTTGTAGGGGCGTACTTCAGACGCCCGTCGATCAGTTTTGCGTAGTTGTTCATGTTTTCGGTTTATTTGATGATTATCTGCGGCGTACCGTTCGCGGCCAAATCATACCCACCGTCGCTTTGCAAAAGCGGCGGAAGATATTCATCATTCAGCGGGAACTGCTTGGCGCTGTCGAGCCAGGACAAGGCTACATCGGGAATCAGCTCGACACTATCTATGGTAATCGTCAACCGTCGATCAGAACTCACAGTCCCGCCATAGTAATAGATACGGTTGATATTGTCCCGGTTGTTGATGACCTTGAGCGTAAAACTCCCATTTTGCGCAGGGATCATCGCCTGCCTATTCCCTACATATACAAAAGGTTCTCCGCTTTGATAATCTGACACAGAACCTTTAATCATCACGACCGCTCCCGTTTGAATAAATCTGCCCAATAAAAGCTCCCGATAGTAAACAGGATCGGTTTCTCCGGTCCATGTATAGGTAGTTATACCCGTAATCTCAAACGGTTTCTCATGCCATTGTCCCACAAGGTTCTGCGGCAGGTACTCGGCGATGAGCCCTATGGAGGTGACGCTAACATCTTTGATATAGAATTTACCATTTCCGGAAGTGTTGAAAATAGGGTAGAATCCGATAGAGGTCATAGGCACTCCTCTCGTATTCTTAAAAACCGCATAATATTCAGTGAACGATGTTGATGCAATGACATCATGCTTGTAATACGGCAGCCCGGATCCCACTCCGACGAAAGAAGCGATACGGG